TGCTGAGAAGCCTCGACCACGACGTCCACGTACTACGCACTAAGCAATCGATCACCGAGTTCTTCGAACAAGTCACAAGAGGCTAGTTACATGTCGCAGCAATGGACACCCCACGAATACCAACGCCGAGCCGTCGAGTTCATGATCTCCAACGGAAGTGGCGCCCTCTGGCTGGACCCCGGGATGGGCAAGACAGCGATCACGCTGCAGGCCATCAAGACGTTGAAGCACGCGGGAGCACCATACAAGACTCTCGTCGTTGCACCGCTCCGTCCTATGTACTCCGTCTGGCCGGTCGAAGCCAGCAAGTGGACCAACTTCGAGAACTTCAAAGTCGAGGTGCTACACGGAGCGGAGAAGGACCAAGCCTTCAAGCGGGATGCGGACATCTACGCCGTCAACTTCGACGGGCTGCGATGGCTGTCCCATCTCATCTCCAAGACCGGTCGGTTCCCGTTCGACGTCCTCGTCGTTGATGAGATCTCGATGCTGAGGAACACTCGCACCCAGCGATTCAAGACGCTTCAACCGATGCTGGACAAGTTCACACGGCGCTACGGGCTGACCGGCTCCCCTGCCCCCAACTCGCTGATGGACGTATTCGGCCAGCAGTTGATCATCGATCAAGGTGCTACGTTCGGCCGCTTCATCACTCACTTCCGCAGCAAGTACTTCTTCGCTACTGGATACGGAGGCTACGAATGGAAGCTGCAGGCTGGTAGTGAGGAAGCCATCCATGCGGCGCTCGATGGGAAGGTGGTCAGACTGTCGGCGCTCGACTATCTGGACATGCCAGAGAAGATCATCAACGACGTAGTCGTAGAACTACCGCCTGATGCTAAGTCTGCGTACGATGCGGTGGAGGCAGACCTCATGGCCGCGGTGATCGGTGGCCAAGTCACAGCGTCCACTGCGGCGGTGGCAATCATGAAGTGCCAGCAGATCGCCAACGGGTCGGTCTACATCGACGGTCCCGGAAGAGCCTCGTCCCAAGTACACGATGCCAAGATCGAAGCTGTCAAGGACATCATCGAAGAGCGGCAAGGCAAGCCCGTGATGGTTGCCTACCACTTTGGCCATGACCTGGAGACGTTGAAGAAAGCCTTCCCTGACGCCCCCGTCATCGGAAGCGGCGTCGTGGGCAAGACCTTAGATGACACGATCAACAGGTGGAACAACGGCGAAGTGCCGGTGCTCATCGGGCACCCGATGTCGATGGGCCACGGTCTGAACCTGCAGGGAGTGGACGCGCAGGTCATCTGGTTTTCCAATACGTGGTCGCTCGAGCTGTTCGACCAGTTCAACGCTCGGGTGTGGAGGCAGGGGCAGACCGGTGCTGTCACCGTCATCCACCGGATCATCGCCAAGGACACGGTCGACGAATCGATTGTCCAGGCGATCGCTCGAAAAGAATCTGGCCAGAACTCGCTGCTAGATGAGCTGAAAAAACGTTCACAAGTGTATTTACAGTGACGCCTTTTGCACTTACAATGCAACCTTCTCGCACAAACGCTTACAAGAGGATGACATGAAGATACTCATTACCGGTGTCACCGACACCCACGTCAACAAGGCTACCCGAGTACCCTCCACGAAGTTCACGTCCATTCCTGTCTGTCTGGCAGATGCAATGAGGACGATGGACCACTACGTCGACCACCGGGAGGTTACCCCCGGAGAGTCGCTGGCTTCGTACGACAGGGTCATCTGTTTCCTGTACCCCAAGGACCGGCACGCCCGTCATCCAGAGGGCGCTCTCCACGTACTGGAATCTCGGCCTGACGCTCTCATCGGTATCGATGACTGGGCCGCGCCCGCCATCGTTGATACGTGGGAGATGCCAGAGCTGACTCAGCGCCGGTGGATCGCTCCCGTCTACAAGTGGGGGAACCCTTCACGGCTTCGGTCGTTCCTGAAGCTGGATGACGTGGTATGCTACGACCCCAGCCCTATGGTGGGGGCCAGCCCGGTGGCCGATCCCTTCGCACCACGTGTTCGCACTTGGCTCAACGCCTCGTTCCACGCATCTACGCATGTGTGGGCGGCGGAGAATACCAAGTGGCCACTGCTCAGTTACGGATGCAAGCCGTTGTTGCAGGCTCGCATTCTTGAGAGTGATGCCAATGAGCTCTACACCAAGGTGGCCGGATGCCTCGCTCCTCCGTACGAGATCTCTGGTACCGGCTGGTGGAGGGTGCGGTACCTGTTTGCATCGCGGGCCGGCGCCGTCATCGGCTGCGCCCCCAACGAGTTCTGTGATCTGGGAATCGAGTTCCAGCATCCGATCTCTCTTATAGAAGATTGCTCTGACGCCTCGCTAGCAACGCTAGCAACCGCGCAGAGGAAGCTCATCGAAAAGAACGTCGGCACTTTCGATGATATGTTCAACGCCGTCACCACCATGTTGAAATGAGGAACTAGAAATGGCCATCCAGAAAGACGCTACCATCAACGTCATCATGACAGACCGCAACCCGAAGCGGGCCGCCGCGAAGGATCGCTTCGCTCTGTACCGCTCCGGCATGACCGTGGCCGAGTACTTGACCGTAGGCGGCAAGAAGTCGGACGTAGCGTTCGATGCGAAGAAGGGTTACATCACCCTCAGCTGATGCAGATAGGGGGCTGCCCTCGGGCCCCCTAATTTTCTACTGAACACGAGGATCTCAGAATGATTATCATCTTTGAAGGGCCCGACGGGTCCGGTAAGACTACCCTGGCCGCGAAGGTCAGACAGGTCGCCAACACGGCGAACCTACACACCGCCCATCACGGGCCCTACCCCGGCGTGTCAGCAAACGATCTGGCGCACGCCTACTTCATGTCTCTCACGCCAGCGCTGACGTACAACGACACAGTACTGATGGATCGCTCGTGGTACTCGGAGCCGATCTACGCCAAGGCGGTCAGGAACACCGAGTCAAGAATCGTCACCACCCACCGCCGAATGCTCGAGAGAGCCGCCATGTCCCGCAAGGCTGTGGTGGTGCAATGCCTGCCATCTCTCGAAACCTGTCTCGAGGCGTACGGCGAGCGGCCGGAGTACGCCAAGCGCGAGCAGATGTCGGAAGTGTACGACCTCTACGCAGAGTGGATCGCGCAGGGATCTTGTGACATCCCCACCATCTTGTACAACCGCGATGAGCCAGATGCGACGAGCAAAGTACTGGCTAGCATCACTGAAGTGTCCAGATCTCTGCCGGATAATAAGTGGCTCGGGGGTGGCATCCCTCTTCCTGGCTGCGTCATGGTGGTCTGCTCTCGGTGGAGGCTGCAAGGTCTGAGATCCACCGCGGTGTCCCTCCCCTACACGTCGTTCTCAGCGCCCGAGGCGCCCGGGCCGGCGCTGACGCAGGCCTTCGAAGATATCGGCATCGATGAATCTGACATGTACTGGATCAACATCGATGGGGCCACTCCTCTCACGCCGGACGTGGTCGAGCAGATCCAGCCTCGACTCATTGTCTGCATCGGTAACCTTGCCCAGGTGTGGGCGATGTCGAACGGGCTGGACTTTGCCTACGTTCGACAGCCAAGATCAGGGCTTCCAGTAGATATGTCGGAGGTGATCAAATGCATGTAATGGTGGCTACAGAGAAAGACTTCCGTCTCGTCTTTGATGTCGTCAATGACGGCTACCGGGTGTCCCCGCGCGGGCACCTGACCAAGGAGCGCATGGGGCTGAGCATGACGCTCTACCCTCGAGTGCGGTTCGTCCCCTTCGAGGCTCGTGCCATCTCCCTTCCCTACATCAAGAAGGAATGGCAGTGGTATGTGAAGGGTGATCCCAAGGACTTGTCGATCGTCGCTTCAGCGGCGGGCGTGTGGGGCCCGATGGTCAAGGATGGTCGATTGAACTCGAACTACGGATCGTACTGGTTCACCAGCGACCATGGAGTTCGATACGTCCTCCGAGAACTGGCACGAGACCCGATGTCAAGGAGAGCTGTCATTCCGATGTACGGCACGATGCCCGAGCACTTCGATGATGACGTCAAGGATGTCCCGTGCACAACGCAGATCCAGTTCTTCATCCGCCTGGGCACGTTGCACACGCACGTCAATATGAGGTCGCAGGACGTAGTACTAGGAATGTGCAACGACGTGCCAGCCTTCTCGTTCTTGGCGGAGACCGTCTCGATCCTTGCGGGCACCCGGCTGGGGCCACTCCACATCAGCGTCGGCTCGGCCCACGTCTACGAGCGACACTTCGATGCGGTGGCTGAGATGGCCAAGGAGGACCCCGCCACCTTGCACTACGACCCAGCACCACCTATGACAGTTGTGGATGCCACGGCTCACATCAACCACCAGATCGCAGACACGGAGTTCGGACAATGGATCCTTCAGAGCAGCCTGTGACCTTCGACAACGTACTACGTCCTAAGCACTACAACCAAGACGAAGGCATCGAGTGCATCGACGCCATGATCGCTGCCTTCGGCCTCGAGGCCATCGAAGCGTACTGCCTCGCAGCGGCCTTCAAGTATCTGTGGCGAGCGGGCCACAAGGGGACAAAGAACGAAGACCTGTCGAAGGCAATCTGGTACCTCCGGTTTGCGGCAGGAGATGACCCGAGAAAGGTTTACAAACCGAAGGGTACCCCCTAGAATGCACTGGTGCTTTTCATGTACGGCACCTCTAAACTAACGCTCACAGGAGAATCAAATGCAGACCTTCCTTCCCCATCCAGACTTCGCAGCTTCAGCGCGCGTCCTTGACTACAAGCGTCTCGGCAAGCAGCGAGTCGAAACCAAGCAGATCCTCATGGCCCTTACCGGCCAGATCAAAGGCTGGCGCAGCCACCCGGCCACGAAGATGTGGACTGGCCACGAGCAAGCTCTCGCTCGTTACGGTGTTGCCATCTGTCGCGAATGGCGGGCCCGCGGATACCGCGATACGTTGCTCCCTTACTTCGAAGCGGTCGCCAGCGACCAGCCCGCGCCTTCGTGGCTCGGCGATAGTCGCATTCACGCATCGCATCGATCCAACCTTCTTCGTAAAGACATGCCGTTCTACGGCCGGTACGGGTGGTGCGAACCGTCTGACCTTCCGTACGTATGGCCGGAGGCAAGTGCATGAGCGAAGACATAGACAAGATCATCGCCACGGCGAAGGCTCGCACCAAGAAGAAGGACATCGCTCAAAGCTTTCGCATCGGCGAATGGAGAGCGACCGGTACGTTCTACTGCGTCGCCTGCCAGATACAACGACCGATCACAGAAAGGGTACGATACGGCCAGCGATCTGGGTGCCGGGCATGCAAGCCTCGCCCTCCGTCGACAACTCGTGCACGTACGTGAAAAGCATGAGGCAGTTCCCAGTGTTACCATTGGAGTGAAAGCAGAATGAAACTAAAGCTAAAGGACGGTTACGCCGTGCAGTACCAGTCCGTGACATCGACCACGTGGCGCACCAGACTTAGTACTACGTCCAAGGACGCGGCTCTTATTCGCTTGGAGTCCATTTCGGAGTCATCTCCGAAGGGCGCCTCCGTTCGAGTCCTAGATGCATCCGCCGACATCGTCATTGCACAGAAGCGAGGCCAGCTATGAACGACCAAGAGTCTTACCGCGAACAGCCGGAGTACCTTCGACACCTGCCCTGGTCCGAGATAGACGATGTCGCGAGGATCACGGTGATGATTATGAATGCCGCGGTCATCATGGCAGTGATAGCCATGGGGGCCACATTCCTATAGTGTAGGTGTCACCCAGAGGGTGCAGGAGGCCCTTCACTCTCTGGGGATGAGGGTATATACCCCATGAGCAATAAGATGACTCACGAGCAAATGGTAGCAGTGCTGACCTCCCTCGGCCTGCCGTCTGTTGCTCGGCATCTTGAGGCTCTGCATCGGGAGAACATCGAACTGCGCGAGCAGGCCGATCGCATCGCTCGGTTGCTGCTCACGTTGGAAGACGCTAGACCGCAGTCGGCACCACGGCGGTCTTGAGCTCAACGTCCAGTGCCACCTCGTAGAGAAACGGCCCCAGATTGCTGACGCTCACCCCACCAATAACGCGGACGGTGTGCCACGCGAGCGCGTGCGTGCTGGTGGTGCCGGGAGGCGGTCGGTATCGCGGGCTTTCGAGCGGCATCTCAAACCAGTCGTAGCCGTTGTCGTTGATCCAGTTCTTGAACCCCTTCAGCAACCCCGCGCGCATCTGCCATCGGCACGAGGCGGTCATTGGCATGTGAGCGTAAACCCTGCGCTGGCGAGTGGTGCCTGCCATCCACGCCGTGCGTACAAGGCCGGTATCCAAAGAAAGAGTCACCCCCGTAGAGGGTGGCCCGTAAATGGCGTCCTCAAAACGCGGAACTGCCATCAGGGCGTTACCGGCAGGAGCTCGACGGGAACGCCTTTGCGGTGCTCAACGTCAAACGATACCTCATAGTACCCGCCTCCGATGTTTTGAAGCTGAATCGGGCTGATTGTGCGGACCTGCTGCCATGCGATCGCAGGAAGTGCTTTAGCTGTCCCGGCCGCCAGCACGGTTTCCATGGGCACCTTCACCCATGCGGTGGATTTGATCATCCATGCGTGGAAGTCCGCCAGCTTCGACGCAGGGAGCAACCACTTTAGCTGAGACGTCACAGACGGGTTGTACCACGCCTTTGCTTGCCGATGCTCACCGTCAGAAAACGGCGTGCGCTCCAACCCGTAATCGAGCGAAGAATTGCTGCCCCACTGCGGCATACCGAACGTGACGATATCTACCTTGTCAGGCTCTGCAGCGGCCATCAGCCGACGTCCCACGCCGCGATGCTGAAGTCGAAATCGTGCGGGTCGTACCTGTCCCCGCCGCCCAGATGCACGTTGATCGTTGATGCGTTCGACACGCTGCACGTGGCCGAGGTCTTGTAGCCCAAGGCCGCGCTGGTAACGACGGTGACCTGCACCACCACGTTCAGCGGGTTGGACGCCGCGCGGTTCAGTTGGATGGTGTACTCGCCGAGGCCCCTCCGCGAACAGGTGAACCCCTGCACGTTGCCCTGCGCCACGCCCAGAGATGAGACCCGCCCGAGGGCTATGGGGTCATGCTTGTTCGTCGCCGGAGCGGCGGCAGGCGCTGGCCATTCAGTCAGTGCCGACCACTTCTTGACCCCGTCGCCGATCTTTGCCTTGATATCGCCGGTCAGCTGGCGCTCGAAACCGATCTCGCCCTGTCCAAGCACCGGGTCTGTGGCACCCCAATCGGCGGTCGATTGAATCAGTTGCCTCATTCGGGCGTGTATATCTGCTGCCATGTCTCAAGGCTCCCACGGGATGATGTTGTCTGCTGAAAGGGCAGTGCCTTCGTTTGCTATGACGTACTGGGGATAGGTCTTGTCTGAAACCACCCACTGCCTCGGCGTCGGATCACTTGGCGTTGCCACATATGCGCGAGGATCGTAGTTCACCGCGTTGACCACCACCGAATACATTCCTCGCGGTTCGGTCGAGGTGACGATGTAATCGCGGACTACGGTGGCCGCCTGCGCGATCACGACGGCGGGCGGCTCTTCGTTTAGCGGGTTGCCGAGCAAGGTTTCGTCGAACGTCACTGCCGCGGGAATGTGCGCTGTCGTCGCGTTTCGTTTCTGCACGTGGAACGGGCCGATCGCCTGTCCGTATTTGTCGCGCACCATCATCACGGGCTGGGGCGGCCAGTCGATCGCGTCAGCAAGCACCATGTTACGGGTGGTGGCGTCATAGCTGATCATCTGTGTCTGCCGCGCGCGGCTGACCAGTTCGGTGGATACGCCGATGCGGTCGCCCACCACCGGGATCAGGCCGTCCATCTCCGTTTCGAACTCCAGACCCCTTCTCATGTACTTTGCCTGCCGCCACGTATGCACCGCGTAGCGTAGGGCTTGCTGGCGCTCGGTGCAGCCGAGCAGACGGTAAGTGCTGGTCAGTGCGTCCTCGGTGCCGTTCGGATAGATCACCGACATAGGCGTGCCGTTTACCGGATCGGTGTACTCGATCTGGACACCCTCGGGATCGTCGATGCCATGCCATGACCACGCCACCCGGAGCGAGTCGCGCTTGATGCTGTGCCCCGTGAACAGCATGGTGCGCACGGGCTGCACGCTGGCGTCGATCACCGACACCTTCGGGCCTGCAGGGACGATGCGAGCACGCTCAACCTGCACCACGCGCTGCATTGCCTCAAGGATGGTGGTGGGCTCGGCGAACACGTAATTAAACCCCGGCAACCCATCCCACTTTGTGTGCAGCCGCGTCCACGCGGGGAAGTCGATCTCGTAGGCCGGGCGGCCCGCGCCGTAGTCCGCGTTGGTCAGCACGTCGAGCGCGATGTCTGCGGGGTTGCTGGAGGCACTCGCCCCCACCAGCACAGGCGAGCTGATCGTGCGTGCCAAGCGCAGCTTCACGCGGCCCGCAGCACCGGATGACACGCCCTCGGATGCCTGTATCCACACGGCCAACAACGTGGTGTCGCCGTAGACCTTTTGCGTGGCGTTCGCCATGACGGCCTTCAGGCCCGTCCAGCGGATCTCACGCCGCACCCGGAAGGTTTCCTCATGGGGGGCGTTGGTCGAGCTGCAGGACACGCGGTAGCGGCCTGCGGGCACCGGAATGCGGATGGTGCGGCGCACGGTGTTGGGCGTGTCGATGTTCCACTCCACCTTGCCCGTGTAGGTGGTGGCGGGCGTGACAGGATAGCCGTCATCGCCGATCCGCTCGATGGTCCAGCTGATCCCTTGCCGCTCAGGGTTGTCGTCCCCTGTGCTCTTCGAGATCGAGCCCAGCCCGTTCGGGAACATCACATCGAGGTGGATCTCGCGGACTTGCTGTCCGGGCAGGCACACCGCGAACGCGCCGATGGGCTTGGTGTTTGATAGCAGCTGGTCCGAAACCTCGATCGACGTTGTGACGTTTTCGTTCCAGCGCCCCCACTTCCCGGCCACTGCCGCCTCGATGGTGCCCATCGTTTGCTTGTGCTCAGAGGGCAGGAACCGCCGCCACTTCACGTAGTCGGCATCTCCCGCGTTCGCGTGCGGCGGTACTGATTCTGAGTCTCCACCGATCGGCGTTGATGGCCAGTTGATGTTCCCCCAGTCCCAGTTGAGCGGAGGCCATACGGCGGCTGGCGGTTTGGCAGCGGGCGAGATCACCGAGTCCGAGATGAACAGATCCACCACGTCCGCCTCGCCTGCGGTGGCCACCAGCAGGGCACCGAGGTACATGGTGTTGACCTTCCAGTTCCCGTCATGCTGCGTCTGCAGGATCGGCGTGCCCGCGTACTCGATCACCGGATACTGAACCCATGGCTGCGCGGCGTAGTACGGCACCGAGAGCGTGGTGCCGTAGGCAACGGGGATGGGCGCACCCAGCTGCGGCATCTCGTTGCCCGGGGAGAGTGAGTATTGCTGCGCTGCGCCTTCGCGCGACTTGGCCTTGGGCGGCGGGAAGAGGAGCATCATCACCAGACCGACCGCGATGGCGATCACGGTCTGCCAGAACAACAGCGCCCAGTCGACACCCGCCCCGGGGCGCAACACCACCGTGACGAAGTCATTCTCCATCAGCCACGTGTCGGCCTCTTCCAGCGCGAGCGGCTCGCCGTTCAGGAAGAGCTCCACCGCCATGCCGAACCCGTCAGGTGCGGTGCGCTGCAGCCAGTCGTAGGGCGAGCTCCCTACCTCGACCTCCTCCACCTCCACGCCGGAGGGGTTGAACGGGTCGCGCAGGAAGGCGATTACGGGGTTAGCCATTGCGGCCCATCCAGCGCACGTATGCGAGGTTGCGGTAACGCTCTTGGAACGCGGACAGGCGCTCACACCGCGCCGAGGGCGCTACGCCGTGCAGCACCCACTCGGAATCGACCAGCACCGCCACGTGCGGGCTATTGTCCTCGGCGTCCCGGCAGACCACGATGGCCCCGGGCTCAGGCGTCTCGATGGGCGATACGGTGCCGTCGATCAGGGCGCGCTTCGCATGGCGCGAGATGGTCACCGATGCGCGCGGCCCGAGATCCTCGGTGCCGGTGTTCCATGCGGGAAGGTCCAGCCCGGCAGCACCAAGTGCCATCATCACTACGCCCCAGCAATCCGCACCAGCGGCCGAGGCGCCACCCACTAGGTAGGGCGTGCCCACGATGTCGTTTGCGATGTCATGCAGCGCATTCATTGCTCTGGGTACTCCCATACCGTCGGCCCCTCGTAAGGCTCGCCGATCTTTCGGACGTTCACGGCACCGCGCACCGTGAAGTACGCGCGACCATCGGCCAGAACTTCAACATCTCCCGTTCGCACAAGTGCGCCCACCAAAGCAGACGTTACGCGCACTGCTTTGTCTGGAAACACCACGATCATCTCACCCGCGCGGAGAGGCTCCACGCGGGCGAGATACATCTTTTCAGAATCGTCTGTCACTGCAGGCAGATCACGTAGCCGGTCAACGTGGCCGCCGTACCGTCTCCGGGGATCTTGTCCGACTTCAGCATCCAGCCCGTCAGATCGCTCAGCGGATAGCTGTGCGCGACACCGTAATTGCCAAATGAACCGCCACCGCCAGTTGCCTTGCTTCCTGCAGGGCAGTTGATCTGGAGGGGACGAGCCGATCCGGGTGTGACAAGCACGTTGGCACTGACCGCAGTCAGGATGCCGGATATGTTGCCGCCCGTTGCAGTCTCGCAGACCAGCACGCCTTCCTCGTCGATCGCGACGACATACGAGCCCTCACCGCACGAGCCAGTGATCTTCGCCTCCTCGATCTGATCGGCCAAGGTGGCGAGGTTGGGGTTGTTGTTCAAAGCCTGACCGCCGGGTGCCGCACTGACAGCAGCTGATACGGCGAGGGCCAAGGTTGCAATTGCATACTTCATCTCAGGTACTCCTACAAGGTTAACGCACAAGCCCCGGCCAATCCGCAGCGCGGAATCGCCGGGAGGGGAATTGTCGGTTCACAATGTCGTAGCGGGAAGCAGTGCCCGTCACGGTCTGCGTGGTCGCGTTCACATCTAGCAACTTCAGCTCCAGCGTCTGGTGAGGGCGCGGTTGGTTGTCGATGTAGATCCGAAAGAACACGCTGATCGGCACCCACGGGTTTTCGATGGCGCGGTCCAGCTCCTCGGAGAGCTCATGCCCGATGTTGCACACGGTGATCTGCAGGTCTTGGTGACCGTCTGCGCTCGCCCCGGGCAAGGAAAGCTCGAAGGGAATCGGCAGGTACGTCACAGGCAGCCCGTTCTCCAGCTCTGCCTGTAGCTCGTTCCAGCGGCCATGCACCATGCGCGCGGGCGCGGTGAACGACGGATGCTCGAAGCTCACGGTGAACCACGCCTGCACCTTCTGCGGCGCAGAGGCGTAGACCTGCATGATCTCAGGGGTAAGTGTCATCGGCCGCGACCCATACCGTAGGTACGTTCGAGGCTGCGAGCAACGGATGAGCCGCCGCGCGCGATGTCGTTCGAGATAGCTTTGCGCACGATGTCGAGCGTGAGCCCGCCGTCCGGGCTGATGCTGGTCGAGACATCTACGCCTGCGTTGTTGTTCACCACCACCGAAAGCTGCGGCCGACCGGATGCGATCACACCCAGATTACCGCTGCGGTCCCGGCGCAGTGGGAGTACGCCTTCGGGGCCTGCCTCGCCTGCGATCTGCATCTTGCCGCCAGCGATACCCATTGCGGTGGCCGAGTTCAGCACGCCGCCCTTTGCCATCAGCTTCACACCACCGGCCCATGCCGCGCCCTTGGCGTTGGCCTCCCCTCCGCCGAAGGAGTTCATCAAGAAATCCATCACGTATTTCTTCGCTAGGAAGTCGAGCAGGATCGCCACGAAGCCCTTCAGCGCACCTTCTGCGTCGATGATGCCAGTGGCCCAATCCACGAACACGCCCGAGACGGCATCGGCCGCCTGCTTGGCGTTGTCCATGTCCTGCTGAATCTTCGCCTGTGTCTCGCCGATCTTGCCGTTCAGCTCGTCGCGCTTCGCTAGCAGCTCGTTCATCTTGGCAACGTCTGCGTCGGTGACCTCGGGGTTGTCCTTCTTCCACTGGATCAGCTCGTTCTGACGGGCGAGGGACTCCTCCATCGCCTTGCCTGCCCGCTCGCCTTTCTCCCATGCCTCGGCGATCTGCTCAAGGTCGGCGACCTCAGAGGAGGCGGCGCCCATCTCATCCCGGATCTTAATCAGCGCATCGAAATACTTCTCCGCTTCAGCTAGGGCATCCTGCCAGTACTTGGGGAGTGAGCGCTTAGTGGTACTGCCCGAGCCGCCTGTCTCTGCCCAGTCGGTACCTACATCGTCCGTGACGCCACCGCCAGAGGAGCCTTGGGGGCGGTCCACCTTGTTGCGCTCATACGTGGCGCGGAGATCTTTGATCCGGTTCTCCATCGCTATTGCATCGGCAACAGCGTCCTGAGAGAACATATTCCAGATCTCTCGCACCTCGTCCAGCTTGCCGAGGTAAAGCGGGGTGGCGATAGCGCCGAGGGCACCGATTCCTTTAGCGAAGGTCGAGATAGCCCGCGACGTATGGAGTGCGGTAGCCGCGAGCTCTATCATCACGTCGCCGATGTAAGCGCCGGTCTTTGCGAACTCCTCGGTCACGTGCGCGGCGTCGGCCATCTTTTCGGCCATCGTTCCAAGCGCTGGAAGCATCCCGGCAGTGATCTGGCGAGTAGCCCCGACCATTGCACTTTTGAGCGTCGCGATATCGTCGTTGAAGGCTTCCGCGCGGCGCGCAGTGTTCTCGTCGATGACCAGTCCAAGACGCTCGGCCTGATCGGCCATCTCCTTCAGGCCTTCGCTCCCTCCATTCAAGGTTGGGATGAGCTCAGTGCCACTCTTACCAAGGGCGGCCATGGCCAGCGCAGATTTGTTTGCACCGTCTGGCATACGGGCGAACTGGTCAGCAATCTTCTTGAATGCCTCTTCCGCGCTGTCCGCACCCGTGACACCTAGTGCACGAAGCGCCTTGGCAGACTTGGAGGTGGCGGTATCGACGTCGACTAGACTTCGGTTGAGATGCTTCATCCCGAGTTCTAATCCGGCAATGCTGGAACCGGCCATCTCGGCCGCGTACCCTAGGGAGGTAAGTCCCTCTATGCCTATGCCCGCCCGCTGGGACGCCTTGTACAGGTTGTCCATATCCTCAGCGGCTTGACCAATCGCCTTTAGTGCACCAAGTGCAGC